AACACCCAGGCTACGGAATGTGGTGTTGATAAAGCTATCACCAGAGTATCCCGACTCTTGAATGATGCTGGTCAATTGATCAGCTGTGATGTTCATCAGTTGGTGTAATTTGGTTGCTTTCAACATGGTCAACTCCGTATTAAATTAAATTTAACCCCAGAACAAGCCAAAACGCTTGGCGCAAACTGGGCCATATCCCACCTGGGTGCTGCGCTGGTCCTTGAGACCATGGTTACAGAAACTGCAACCGCCTGTCAGGCGCCCATAACGTCCCGCAGTCTCTGCAGGGTTCTCGCTGAACTCTTTGACCAGCTGGCACACTTCCTGGGTAGCTGCGCCAGTGGCAAAGAACTCGCCCGTGGTGTCCACACGACCAAAGAACTTGTTTTGCCCAAACGGGGCACCGTCAGTGATCAGGATCTGGCCCACGTACTTGCTCATGGCGCCAGCACGGTGGATCACCACAGCCTGGCCAGTGGCTGTCTGCAGTTTGATCTTGATACGCTTGAGGGATTTGCTGGCCAGGTCAAACAGATCCTGGATGGGTTTGAAGTCCACAGTGACCAGGGCCACAGGCTCAGGGCGTGGTTGCGCCGCACGTTGGGTCAGAGTCTGTACCCAGGGCATCTGCTTGTCGCTCAGGCGACCGTAGCGATTGAACCCCTGGATCAGGGAGCCTGCAAACTCAGCGTCCTTACGACTCAGCTGGCCTACAACAGCAACCAATGCATCAACGGCCACTTTCTGGGCTGGATTCACTGCCTGGGGTTTACGGTTTGCGTACATAACTGCTCCTTATCATTTACAATACAACTATTATACAATTAAATGATTTTCGGGTCTACCGAAAGATGTTGTATTAAAACAACACCTTTCCAATTAACGTACTGGAACCCATTCTGTTTTTAACTTCAGTCGGCGAACTCGGCCTGTCTTGCAACTGAACCAGTCGGGGTCACGCCCGTCTGCATCACCAAAGTGGTTGTAAACCTCGCCACGCCCGTATTCTTTCACATGAGCATTTACCGCGTCAGCCATTTCTGGGGTGATACCCAGTCGACTGTACTTGAATTCTTTTTTGATGCGGGCCATATCTTTGGTTGCTGCTTCACGCTTCTTCTTTTCTTCAGGAGTTGGTGTCCAGTATGTGTCTTTTGGGTGACCCACTTCTGATCCCCTGGGGATTGACGTTTTAGTGGCTTTCATGATCTTTCCTTTTTCTGCTTTAGTCTAAAATTGCAGCACGTTCAGCAACAGCTTCTGCCATGTACCGATCGTAGTTGGCCTTGTGTTCCTCATGCATCTTGTGCAGGTCTGCCACGGCATTTGCCAGTTCCTCCATTGTGCGGGTACCGTATCCAGCTACGCTTTTGTGAACATAAGACCCTGCTGGACCAGCACCGTGATACTTCATTTCAAAACAAGTGCCGTCACGTGGAAGGTCCATACTAAAACGTGTCAACTCAATGGTACCGATGTGACTGCCGGCTGCTGAGTAATATTTCAGCGTGGGCAATGTAGCAAAATCCAGTGGAGTCAATGTCTTCACTGCTGGGACTGCTTTGGCTTTTCTCATTTTCTGCTCCTGTTTGTTTACTACCATACACATAGTATAGTATTAATGGATTTTCCTGTCTAGAAATGATTCATGAAAAAGCCCTGAAATCAGGGCTTAAAAAGTGTTGTTTTTGTGCAACAGTTTATCCTACTGTCGACCACGCCGATTTATGGATTGATGAACAGCACTGAGGTAGGCAGTTTGATTGGTGAGTCGGCGCTCCAAATCATCCACTCTGCGCTGCAATCGGTCAATGGTTTCCGACTGCTGTTCCATGGTGACTTTGGTGTCCTTGAGAACCTTTTCATGACTCAGCAGATTGGGGCGTGGTGGAGCATCTGGGTCCACTGCCCGTTTCTTTTTGACTTTGTACATGCTGAATTGGTTCATAATGATATTTATACCGGTGCTGTGACCGGTGGTGTTTCCTCTGTGACAGGTACCGGGGGCAAGAATTGTTCCAGGTATTCTGGATCCATTTCCATCATGGCCTGTACTGCCTGTTCAGGATAACCTTCCAGGAAGTATTTGAACAGAGCCACAAAATCACGCTGAGTGGGGTTAAATGAATTCTTGAATACACTTTTGTTACGCAGATCCAGGATCACCCCAGCTGTGCTGATGTCACGTTTTTTCAGACCACGTGCGAATTCCACACGTTCGTCATACTGATAACTGGCATCGTTATTGCTCCAACCTGCCAGTTGGGTGTTGACATGCTCACGTGGTTTTTTGGTGTAAAATGCTACTAAGTACAGAGTTTTCATGTTATTCCTTGTAATTCATGATGTCCACGCCTAGATAATCGGCGTGATTAATTTTACGGCGTGTGTCTATATCCAGGATGTATTTCTGTAATTCAACTGTCTGTCCGGGCCATTGTATTCGTTCCAGCAAATGATCCACGCTACTCTGAAACTTATGATCAGTCTGGTATAAATCAACACTCTTCATACCTGCAATATTGTCCACAGCCAGTGGTTTCAGTGCTGCTGGTAGATTCTCCAATCGCAATTGTGGTCGCCCTGTATCCAGTGTAGTCAGCCACCAGTTTTGAGGTTGGTATTGATATAACAGAGTCATCTGCTGCCAGCCCAGTATACTGATGGCACTGCATACTGTGTTGAAATTAAAGGGAATATTGCGATCCTGAAGTATGGCCATGTTGTCTAAAAATTTACGCCATTGCTTGGGGTACCTGACATATTCCTCAGTCCTGTCCCAACTGTCCACTGACACCACCAGACTGATATTAGGCATGGCTGTTATGGCATCCAGTACATCAGCTCTGAGGCTGGTTAAATTGGTGTTGATGCTGACATGTCCTGGATAGTTGTTCAGTGCCAGATAGGTCAACAGGTCAGTGTATTCGTCAATGATCAGTGGTTCTCCGCCAGCAAAGTATACTCTTTTGGACTGCAGAACTTCTGCTGGCTCGATATCCAACTTATATTCAGTAATGGGTATATTGAGCTCTTTCTTCCAGAGAGAACTGAATTCTGGGCCACAACTGATACAACTCAGGTTACATTTACTGTTGTAACGCAGATCGTAATACATACGTTGCCCAGCATCACCAGGTTGCCAGTTCTCAAAGAATTCACGACTGCCTGAGTTGTTCAACCATTCTTGACAGGAATTTTGTCTGGCACTGACGACCCCATTGGCTTCTGTTTTATAACAAGGGGCACATTGTGGTAGCTGTTCACCAGACCACATACGTTGCCGTAGATCATCGCGATCAGCATCGTTAAAGTCACCAGTCAACGGTATACCGCTGGAATGACTCTGGCAGCACATGTACTTTTTGCCGTCCAGACTGCGATAGTCATGTATCCAGGGCAGGGGACAAAAGGCACTGTTTTGACTCAGTGCCACTAAATTATTTTTCATTGATCAATTTGTGTTAATTCTGCCAGCGTGGCTGACAGATTGATTTCCTGATCAGTCACCAGTGGTATATAACTCATGCCCTTGCGAATGGCTGCAATGGCTTCGTCCTGTCCTTCGGGTGTTGAACTCCAGATGCCGAGATTATCATACATCCAACGGAATACGCTGTCAATGTCATCCAGGCTGCCCTGAGTACAGATGATCCGACGTCCGTCAGTAATTCTTTTTTCCTTGAACATTTCCACAGCATCCAGTCTCCAGTCTCTGACTTCCAGTGTGTCGATGTCACTGGGCTTGATCAGAGTTCCTGACACGGATTTCTTCTGTGTCATGTGCAGGCATCTACGCAGATCTGGATAGGTTGCTTTGACGTAGGTGTCCAGTGTGTCTAGATCAAACTCCACATTCTCAGTCATCAACACAGTGGCCGCACGGGCAGTGAATTCAGTGACATCGGGTTTGGAAATATGTATGCGTCCTTGCTCACAGCGACTTTGTAATGCCGCCATGATCTTGTTGGGGTAGTTACAGGTCAGTATGAACCTGACACTATGGCTGTAACTTTCGATCAGGTTACGCAGGGCCGGCTGAACACTGTTGATGTTCATGTAGTCAGCCTCGTCAATCAACACAACCTTGATGCGACCAAATGGCATGGTCTGACAGAATGGTTCCAGGGTGTCAGTGACCCATTCAATCTTACGTGCTTCTTTACTGCCATTGGCTTCCAGGATATCATAACCTTCAATGCCCAGTTCATTGATCAGAACTTTGGCCAGAGTGGTCTTGCCAGTGCCAGCACTGCCACTTAACAGAATGTCAGGAATGTATTGATCTCGAATCCAGGATTCGATCAGTGTTTTTTGTTCAGGATCAGTGAATACATAATCCGCCAGTAATTTGGGACGATATTTTTCAGTCCATGGTTCTTTCATCGAACTTCCTTAATTGATTAATAGAGTGATTTCTTTTGTGCAGGTACTGCTGTTGAGATTGTATCGTCTGCTGCTGGAGGTTCGTCAGATACAAAAATAATATTTTTAGGATCCACACGACGCAGCGTCATGGCTTCACCCTGTACTTCCACTTCAATACCACGTGTCCAGCGTCCGTGTTCCACGAATACCCATTCACCAACCTGAACATCTGTCTGATCATGGCCCACAGCATATACCTGTGCCCAGCGTGGGCGAATACCAGATGTGTGTCCGTCGTCATTGATTAGTAGTACACCGCTGCTGAGTTTACGACCAGCAAAGTTCATGTCCCTGACGATAACATAGTCTTTCAGGGCTGTCAATTTGTCGATTTTAGTTGCGAATATGCTCATATTATATACGTGTTGGTCCTGTGGGTTTGTTAGGTGGAGTCAATAGATCCTGTGTAACAGTGACTTCACGTGCAATGCTGTCAGCAAAACTACCACGAAGTGGAGGTGCTGCTGGTGCTGGTTCTGCTACTTGATCAAATGGCACCCCATCTGGGTCCACTGCTGGCGGTGGTGGTGCAGCACGGCCTTGCTTTACACTGGCTCCTGCCTGACGTTGTGCTTCTGCCACTGCCTGGGGATTGTTGTTGGCCACTGGTGTATGCATTTTATAAAACTTATCCATGCTCTGATTACGACCCAAGGACACCTGCCCACCTGGTCCCAGTTCGTCTCCGCGAGCATTGACCTTCATGTTACCCACTGCAATGGAATCTTCGTTGTTTAATCTCAGGTTGTCGATGTCGACATTTTTACCCTGTGCTGTTCTGTAAATTTTTCCCATCATGTACTCCTTTTATAATATTTATAGGCTGTTGAACACTATTTTAAGAATTCTTTTATATCTAAATCATAGTAGAGTGAGTCAATTCGATGTATCCCAATAAGAAAAAGAACGTATGAGGCCACACTACTACCCCTACCCACACCCCATATCACCGAATGTTGTCGCATGGTGTCCACAAAGTATTTCAGATAGCGCAACAATGGAAACATGTCGCGTTCCTGATATAACAATAACTCTTGGGCTACCCTTTGCAGTTTATCATCAGTGTCGCATTGATTCAATAGCCAGGCTGCTATGTCCATTTCATTGTATTCGTTGGGCATGTACCAGTGAGTCTGTTGATGGTAATCAAATGCTTCCACGGTATCGTCATACAGAATGCCAATGGGCATCTGATATTGCTGTAAGTGTGGCAAATCGCTATAGGTCATTCTCACTGATTTATTATATTGTTCAGCATCTGTTACCAGAAACCTGGTGAGATCCAGTTCAGGATTTATATACAACAAATCACATATCTCCTGTGTGGTGGTATGTGCTTGTCCGAATTTATCGTAGTTCATTGTATGTCAATGATGCCGCCGAATCCCTTGCCTTCAGCTGCCATTTTCTTGGTCAATTCAGCCATCTGACGTCCGTTACGAATCTGGATCTCATTCTGATAATCTTCCATGATCATCTGGATCTGTGGAATGATACTCTGTGGACCAAACCTATATGCCTGATTGAATCTCTTGATCAGGTCAGCATATTTTTGATGTACTTCATCATCAGTCAGCGTGGATAAGTTGGTGCCCAGTGGATGCATTATAGATCTCCGTGTTGCCGATTTTCTGAGTAGTGGGGATCAAAGTCACCACCAGGATAGCGGGCCTTGAGTTTGTTGACGTTCTCGGCAATGACGTCATCAGGGTTCAAATTCAGGGCGCGACAAGCGTTGACCCAGTACCACATGATGTCACCCAATTCACGTTTCATATGATGTACATTTTCTGCATTTAAGGGTTTACCCTGGAACAACATCTTCTTGGGAATTTCACAGAACTCACCGGATTCGGCAGCCAAGCCCAGACAAGCGGTGATCAATAATGGTACATTAATGTCAGGACCATGAAGTCCGTGAAGTCCGTTATCGAGACTACCATCTAGTTCATCACAACGGTTCATAAAAGTGGTTAAATCGTTGCTGGGCTCGCTGGTAACAGCAGCAACAAAATCAGAATATTTACTTAGATCGATTGGCATAATAGAAAACTCCCAGTGTCGTCAGTATAAACTGATGCAATCTGGGAGTCAAGGGTTATGAAGGAATTACCAACCAGCTGATGTAATGGCCACACGCTTCCAGGTATTGGTTGCTGTACAGACGTAGATGTAATTGGTGTCAGCAGCAATTTGCCCGGCTACGCCCACGGCTGTGGGTCCAGTAGGTGTTGTTGGCTTGGTAATGATGTTGCCGTAAAATTTCACACTCTGATCGTTTTCCACACCCACGGCCTGAGCCAATGAACCACCATCGACCTTGGTGTATACTGTGACATTACCACCCAGGCCATATTCTACGTTGGCACCAGTGGCGTGAAAGTTCAGACTGCTGACCTGTGTGAATACATTACCAACACCGTTGCCAGTAAATGCCATGCCTTCCACGTATCCTAGATAGTCACCACTTTTGACCGCATTGTCGCTGGTGAATGTGGTGTTGGCCACGATGTTGCCTCGGGCTGCGCTGACAGTATATCCACTTAATACACCCTGATCGGTATTTTGATAGCTGACATTGGCCAGCTGTAGATTACCCACAGTAACAGCATTATAACCGCCCAGTGCGCTGATCTGATTAACACCTGCATTTTCTATCTGCGACTGTGCGGTGGTCAGACTGGTATCATATCCCAGGAAGAACGCACCGTTGACAGTTCTGTTGTAATAAAATCCCGGA